TTCGGGCAGCTCCAGCAGGGCAACATCTCGCCGCATGTGGAGATGATCCGCCTGCTGGCGACGCAGTTCTCCGCGGCCAGCGGCCTCACCGTCACGGACGTGGGCGTCGTCAATGACGCCAATCCCACCAGCTCCGACGCCATCCTGGCGCAGAGCCAGACGCTGGTGCTCATGGCCGAACAGCTTAACAAGGGCAACGGCAACGCGCTGACGGAGATCGCCATAATCGCCCAGGCACTGGCCCGGAACGTCGCCCCGGAGGATCTGACCGAGGAAGAGCGCAGCGTCATCCCCCACTTCAAAAACCCGGCCATGCCGTCCGTCTCTGTCACGGCGGACGCCGCGGTGAAGATTGCCTCCGCCCGGCAGGGCTTCGCGCAGACGGACACCTTCCTTGAGATGATTGGATTTGATCAGGCAGACATCCGCCGGATCCGGGCCCAGGAGGCGCGGGCACGGGGCGACGCTCTGATCGCCGAGCTGGAGCAGTGACATGGACATCACAGCGGAAGCATGGCAGGTATTCCTGCAGAAGCTGCGGACCGTCAACGACGCGGCGCGCGACAAGATCCTCGTCTATCTCCGCGACCATCCTATCCGGACGATCGAGGACCGGCAGACCCTTATAGAATACGCCTATCTGATCTGCTCAAAGTACGGTGAAGGCGCCGCGGCGCTCGCCTGCCAGATGTACGACGCGATCGCAGCGGGCTCCGCTGTGGCCGTGGCTCCGGCAATGCCGGCAGCGGTCCCGAGCGTGGGCGAGGTGGCCAAGGCCATCACCGGAACGCTCAAGACCGGAAACACGAGCATCGTGGCGGACAGCGTCGGCCGAATGGTCAAGATGGCCGGCGTGGACACCACAATGCAGAACGCGCTGCGTGACGGCGCGGAGTGGGCCTGGATCCCGAGCGGCGACACCTGCGCTTTCTGCATCACGCTGGCCAGCCGCGGATGGCAGCGGGCGAGCCGGGCGGCCATCAAGAACGGCCACGCGGAGCACATCCACGCGAATTGCGACTGCACCTATGCCGTCCGCTTTGACCGGTCGACCAACGTGGCCGGCTACCGTCCGGAGGAATACCGCCGGATGTACGACGAGGCCGAGGGCAGCACGCCGGCGCAGAAGATCAACGCCATGCGGCGCGAGTTTTACGCGGAGAACGCCGACGAGATCAACGCCAAGAAGCGGGACAACTATGAAAAACGCCGAGAGCGGGAAAGCTCCGCGGCAGAAGAAATCAACGTGTCGTGATCCGACACCGAAAAGGCCGGAGCTTGGAAAGCCGGAGCCGAAGATCGCCAGAGACGGCGGTCATGGGCTCCGGCTTTTTTTGTTATCAACGGGCTGCGCCCGACGATATATCACGTCCGACGGGACGGCAAAAACACGGAAATCACGGGCGACGGCCCTAAAACGGAGGTTTTGACCTATGAGCGAGCAGAAGACCGAAGGCAACGAGAAGACCTTCACCCAGGCGGAGCTTGACGCCGCTGTGGAGAACCGGCTGGCGCGTGAGCGCGCCAAATACAGCGATTATGACACGCTGAAGGACAAGGCGGCAAAGTTCGACCAGGCGCAGGAGGCCGCCAAGAGCGAGCTGCAGAAGGCCCAGGAGCGAGCCAAAGACTTCGAGGCGAAGTTCAACGCCAGCGAAAAAGCCCTGGCCGCTGCAAAGGCCCGCAGCAAGGTGGCGGCGGAAACCGGCGTGCCGGAGGCGCTGCTCGTCGGCGAAAACGAGGAGGAGCTCAAGGCGCACGCAGCGTCGCTCCTCAAATGGCGCGGCGACGCGCCGAAGGCCCCCAACCGGGGCGTGGATCATCTGCTGGGCGACAAGTCCGGCAAGAGCGGGACGGACCTCGACGCGGCGCTGAGCTCGCTGCGGGACGGCCTGTTTCCGGACAAATAACTTTTTTGGAGGAATTGAAAAATGGCAAATGTGCTTTCCAAGGGCGCGCTGTTCCCGCCCGCCCTCACCAATGAGCTGATCAACAAGGTCCGCGGCAAGAGCTCTCTGGCCGCCCTGGCCGACAGCGAGCCGGTGCGCTTCAACGGCAGCACCCTCTTCACCTTTGCGCTGGACAAGGAAGTCGACGTCGTGGCCGAAAACGGCGCGAAGAGCAACGGCGGCGCCACGGTCGGCACCGTCAGCATCACCCCCGTCAAGATCGAATACGGCCTGCGCGTTTCCGACGAGTTCGTCCGCGCCAGCGAGGAGATCCAGCTGCAGTATCTGCGCGCGTTCTCCGAGGGCTTCGCCCGCAAGGCCGCCCGCGGCCTGGACATCATGGCCTTCCATGGCTTCAACCCGCGCACCGGCGCAGCGTCCACCGTCATCGGCACCAACCACGCCGACAGCCAGGTCACGCAGACCGTGACCTTCACGGCCGCGGATCCGGAGGCCAACGTGGAGGCCGCCATCGCCCTCGTGGACGCCAACGAGCACGAGGTCACCGGCCTGGCCATGGCGCCCGCCTTCCGCGCAGCCCTCGCCGCCATGAAGAAGGGCACGAGCTCCAACGAGAGCCTGTTCCCCGAGCTGGCCTGGGGCAACAATCCCGGCACTATCCGCGGCCTGCGCGCCGACACCAACGCGACCGTCAGCTTCAACAGCTCTGCCGACCGGGCAATCCTCGGCAACTTCCGCGACTACTTCCGCTGGGGCTACGCCGCGGAGATCCCGCTGGAGGTCATCCAGTACGGCAACCCGGACAACGACGCCGAAGCCGGCGACCTGAAGGGCCACAACCAGGTCTATCTCCGCGCCGAGGCATACATCGGCTGGGCGATCCTCGACCCGTCCGCCTTCGCGCGCATCATCACCACCTGATGGCCGCGCTGAGGACCTACCGCAACACCCGCACGGGCGTCTGCATCCAGACGCCCTGCGCGTGCGCCGGCGAGGACTGGGAGGAAATTAAGGATCCTCCCCTTCCCGCTGCGGCGCCGTCAGATCCGGACAGTGGTCGGAAACCGACCACGCCGAAGAAATCCACCAAGAAGGCGAGGTAACGCGACATGGCTGCCTATGCAACCGTTGCGGACGTGCAGGCCAGAATGAATCGGACCATGACCGAGGAAGAGCAGCAGCTCTGCGCGACGATGCTGGACGACGCCGCCGTGATCATCGACGTTTACAACGTCAACGCCGCGGAAGAAGCCAAAAAGGTCGTCAGCTGCAGGATCGTGATCCGGGCTCTGGGCGACGGCAGCGACAGCGGCGTGCCCATGGGAGCGACGCAGGGCAGCCAGAGCGCCCTCGGCTACTCCCAGAGCTGGACCATCGGCAGCGGCGGCGGCGCCGGCGAGATGTATCTCGGCAAGCTGGAGAGAAAACTCCTCGGCTGCGGCGACAAAATCGGGAGTTACAGCCCGACGGAGGAGCTGCGCGGCTGTCCGCACTGCTTCCGGGAGGAGGCGCTGCCGTGAGAGGCGTCACCGTCATGCTCTACGAGAAGACCCGGACCGGCACGGATCCCTTCGGGGCGCCGGTCTGGGCCGAGACGCCGGTGCAGGTCGAGAACGTCCTGGTCGGCGAGCCCACGAGCGACGAGATCACCGCCGCGACCGATCTTTACGGCAAGCGCATCCGCTGGATGCTGGGGATCCCCAAGGGAGACGGCCACGACTGGCGCGACGCGCGAATCGACTGGACCGACGCCTACGGCACCACGCACCGGCTCCGGAGCTTCGGCTTCCCGATCACGGGCGTCGAGGCGCTGGTGCCGGGGCCCTGGCACATGAAAGTGAGGGTCGAGGAGATTGAGTAAGGTCGAGATCGAGCTGAACAGCGCCGGGATCCGCGAAATGCTGCGCTCACAGGAGATGCAGGATCTGCTAGGCGAAAAGGCGGCAGAGATCGCAGCCCGCTGCGGCGCCGGTTACGAAGCGGACGTTTATCTCACCGGCGGCCGTGCCGTCGCTTCCGCTTTCGCCGCGACGCCCGCCGCGGCGCGGGACAACGCGAAAAACAACACGCTACTGAGGAACCTGTCATGATCGAAAAAATCATCCTGGACCACCTGACGGGCGCAGGCCTTGCCGCCGTCATGGAAGTCCCCGAAGGCGGCCTGACGCCGCCCTGCTGCGTCATCGAACGCACCGGCGGCGGCATCGAAAACCAGATCCGGCGGGCCACCGTCGCCATCCAGAGCTACGGCGCGTCGCTTTACGACGCGGCAGCGCTCAACGAGCAGGTGATCGCGGCCATGGAGCGCCTGCCGGAGCTCCCGCAGATCGGGGCCTGCGACCTCAACAGCGACTACAACTACACCGACACGACGAAGCGCGAATATCGCTATCAGGCGGTTTTCGACGTCGTCTACTACGATTAGGAGGATCAACATGGCAAACAACAAGAGCAACGTCTCCGTCGGCAAGCCGAAGATCGCCGGCGCGATCTTCCGGGCCCCTCTGGGCACCACCCTGCCCACGACCGCCGACGGCGCGCTTGACGCCGCCTTCAAGGCAATGGGCTACGTCTCCGCCGACGGCCTGACCAACGCCAACAGCATCAGCACCAACAACATCAAGGCATGGGGCGGCGACACGGTCCTGGTCAGCCAGACCGACAAGACGGACACCATGGCCTGCACGCTGATCGAGAGCCTGAACAGCGACGTCCTTTCCGCCGTTTTTGGCTCCGATAACGTCACCGGCACGCTGCAGACGGGCGTCAGCATCTCTGTCAACGCCGAGGCGCAGGAGGAGGCAGTCTGGGTCGTCGATATGCTGCTGAACGGCAACACCGCGAAGCGCATCGTCGTGCCCAGCGGCGTCATCTCCGCGCTGGCGGACATCGTCTACAAGGACGACACGGCCATCGGTTACGGGATCACCATCACCTGCCTGCCGGACAGCAGCGGGAACACCCACTACGAGTACATCCTCGCGGCATAAGGAGGCGCAGACATGATCACAGGGACGACGCGCAGCGGCTTTGCGTTCGAGGTCGAGGACGACATCGCCAACGACATGGAGCTGTTTGAGGCGCTCTACGACATCGACAACGGGGACGCGACTGCCGTCGTCCCCGTCTGCCGCAGGATTCTGGGCGACCGGAAGCAGGCGCTCTATGACCACCTCCGCGGCGAAAACGGCCGGGTGCCGGTGGAAGCCGTCATCGCGGAGATCGCGGACATTTTTGCCGCGGTCAAAGACGGAAAAAAATCCTAGCCCTTGCGCATTTGGCCTCCGCCTGCCCGGACGAGCTCGTCTGTGACATGGCGGAGACTTATCACATCTACGACTGGCGCACGCTGCCGCTGCCGACCGCGGCAACCCTTGCGCAGGGGCTTCCGCCGACCTCGCGGACGGCGAAAAAACTCGCAGGCGCCAAGTGCACGGACGTGCGCGAGATTCTGCTCGCCGTTATCGCTGACCGGCTCGGAGTCCTGATCTGGATGCTCTCGGACGACGGCCGCAGCGGCATCAACCGCCCGCCGTCGCTGCTGGAGAAGCTGACCGGATCGGAGGAGCCACAGGTTGGCTACGAAACGGCGGAGGAATACGAAGCGGCCTGGGCCGCAATCACAGGAGGCGAAGACCATGCCTGAGCTGGCAAAAGCATATGTGCAGATCATTCCGTCCGCGGAAGGAATTAAGGGGAACCTCGCCAAAGAGCTGAGCGGCGAGGCCGAAAACGGCGGCAAGGGCGCCGGCAGCAAGTTTTCCGTTGCGTTCGGCGCTGCGGCTGCAGCCGGCATGGCCGCGGCCGGCAAGCTGGTCAAGGACGCAGTCTCCGGCTATGCCGATTATGAACAGCTCGTCGGCGGCGTGGACACGCTTTTCAAGCGCAGCGAA